ATGACCAAAAAAACAGACATTTGTTTGTTACCTATGTATTGTAAGGACTACACACGAAACGACCAATTTATTGTACAGTAATTGTCCAGAAAAATGGACATCAGTGTCTATTATAATGGAATCGCAGTGTCCAATTTAGTAGACGGGGGTGTTTTTTTTGACGGCGGTGGTGCCGGAAATGCAACGTTTACCTACCCCACTCGCACAAACTATATTAGGGGGGGATATTTAAGCCTATATATAAGGTAGGGGGGTACTTTGTACCTAGGGGTATTATACCGAGGGGTATAAATGAGGGGGAGTATAATTGTGCAGCAGGGTGTTGCATAAATCATCTGCGGTAGGTATTATTTTCCACTACTTTGTGCAAACATTTGCCACTTTTTCTATTTACTGGCAATTATTAGTAATTCTGCCGATTTATAGTTCAACGATACCTTTGGTGATACCTTCGGTGAATGAAATATTCGGAAAAATTCATGCAACCTAAGGCTTACTTTGAACCTAATCTTATTTTTTGTATCTTTGATATATGGCATTAGAAAGTTTTAAGAAGATTAGTAGTTTGGATTTGAATCTCAGTGTAGATTTGGTTCAGATTTACAACAAGAAGACAGACACGGTTGGGGTTATTACTCCCGATCAGCTTTCGTCTGGTGGTTCTGTAGCGGCCGGTACTCTATCTACCCCTCTAGCTCTATCTGCAACTTTACAACGTGTTCAAGACCAAGCGGCAACTCAGAGTCCCTTACGTGTATCTACAGTTGATATTACAAACTACGGAGCAGGTAACGTAACTTCCAATACCGCCTTTGGTAGTGGAGCACTTACTTCTAATATAAGTAGTATTGAACAAACTGCATTTGGAGTTAACGCACTTCAAAATGCCGCTGCCAATGGAAATACTGGTATCGGAGCATATGCAGGTGCTGGTATTACAACTGGAACTTTTAACACAGTTGTTGGAAGATTAGCAGGTACTGCTTTAGCCTCTGGAGGATCTAACGTAGCAATTGGTCATAACTGCATGAACAATAGCACTGCATCAAACAATACTGGAGTAGGAAAAGATGCATTAAACCTTAACGTATCGGGCACAGGTTTAACTGCTATTGGGTATCAAGCGTTGAAAGCGAATACAGGTAGCGAAAATACGGCAGTAGGATATCAAGCAGGGACTGCAATTACTACAGGTACTTCAATTGTAGCCGTAGGGTATCAAGCGTTATTAGCAAACAATACAGGCGATAACAATACTGCTTTTGGACATAGTGCTTTGTCAGGAAATACAACGGGTGCGGGTAGTACTGCGGTTGGTCATAGAGCATTGATAGGGTCAAATGCTGGTAATAATACAGCGGTAGGAAAAGATGCAGGTGTATCTAATTCTTCGGGTACATCTAATACATTTATTGGTTGGGGTGCGGGTTCATCTAATGATGTAGGCACTAACAACGTTGCTATTGGTCAAACTTCTTTATCTTCAAATTCAAGTGGGTCAAGTAATACGGCAATAGGTAATAGTACAAATACGGGAAACTTTTCAAGTTCTATTATTTTAGGACGTGGTGCAACAGCAACCGCCTCTAATCAATTTGTAGTAGGTTCAGTTTCTTATGTTGCAGGAGCAGTAACAACAGCAAGTGCAGCTCAAACTAAAACTTGGGATGTGATTATTAACGGAGTGGCACAAAAAATCTTATTAGCATAAAATGACAACAACATATAACTGGGAAGTTACTTCACTATATACAGTGGATACACCCGAAGACGGATTTGTGGTTAATGCAAACTACAAGGTAATTGGAACTGATGGTACTTATTCAAGTGAGATTAACGATTCAGCATCTTTTACTTTTGTAGAAGGACAAACTTTAATTCCTCTTGCTGATTTAACTAATGAAATAGTTATTGGTTGGATTAAAGAACAGTTGGGAGTAAGTGCAGTAGAGAACTATGAGTTTTGTATTGCTGATCAAATTGCTATGCAAGTTAATCCTCCTGTAAGTCCTCAGAATACTCCTTTGCCTTGGGCTTAGGTCTGAGACCAAAAAAAAGCCCCACTAGCAGATCTTACGGTATGCAGGTGGGGACATTTGTGTAGTGTATTGTTTAAATTTGGTCTTCGTCTATTAGTGTATAGGTGTATATGTCCTTAGCGTGTTTCTTATATTTAGAGTAGGCTAAAGGTGTGATGATCTGAGACCCCGCCGATTGATTACTCAACGCAGATTTTGTACTGAATGGTTTAATTAAGTGAAGCGGGTGAAAGATTAACTGCACTCCGAATAGTTTTGGGTCGTACTCATCATACAGATTTGTATCATTGATGCTATCTCTCACAATTACTGGAGAACGCTGCTGACCGTAGTGAACATAGTGCTTACATTTAGTATAGGTATACTGTCCTGTTTGTAGCATCTGAAAATCGGGGCGAGTGTTCATCGGGAACTCGTATCCTTCTTCTCCGTTGATTACCATAATCAGTTTATCTTCCAAGCCATTTAAGTGAGAGATACTACCCTCTGCCCTGATTCCAATTAGGTGGAACTCGTAATCCCAAAAATATCCTTCTGATGTTAAGTAATCAGAAAGAACGTCTAGTTTATAGGTTGATACTTTTTTCATTTCAATTAAGATAATGCAAAATCAATCATTAACTTCATGGCTTTAGCACTCGCGGCATCGAATGAGTCGAAGAACTTTTCAGCCTGGTGTTGAGTGTTGAATTTATATTCTGTACCGAAGTAGTCATTGTCGGTGAATGTTTCCAATGCTACGTTTCTTGACATACTTGTATACTTGATTTGAAGTTTCTTTCCGAATACGTCAAACTCTTTTACTTTGATTTCGCTCATATTATTTATTTTAAACCGTTTTTCATTGCACGTACTCCACGAGAGTCTGTCTTCCAAGTTATCTTTCCTCTTTCTCCAAATTCGAGGGTCTCACTTTCTTTCATCTCAGCTTTAATAAAAGCACTGGCTAATCTTACTTCGCCTTCTATGTCTTTTATCTGTTCGTTTAATGCTTTCATTCTGAGGCCCAATTGATAAAGTTGGTCACTACCCTTCATTGACTTGGCTTCACTCTGTGCATACTTCTGATTTAAGAACTTCTGATACGATTCTGTTCCATCAGGTTCAGGAGCGTAGAGGTCTGCGTGTTCCATATCGTTGCGCGCAGCGGTAACTCTATCCCAAAATTCATTAGTTGCACTTAAAATCTTTTCAACCATAAAGTCCATCTTCTCAATCTCGTAGACTTTGATGTTTCTTCCATCTTCTAAAAAGGCTAATTCTCCCTTTTCAAGTTCGAGTCCTATTAGATAGGTAGTCAACTGCGCGATGTATGATGGTGGTACTCCGTTCTCCCATTGTTTAGATGCGAAGCCACTGATTGTTTTAATCTCCAGTACGCCCAACATATTCTCAGGAATCAGCACATCGTTAAATGCAGGCTTACCTTCTTCTATAATTACTCTATCGGGAGAAAGAAACAGGTTAGGGTATTTATCGTTTACGATGTATCCAGGGATTTCCTGAATGAATCGCTGTCTGTTCTTTTCGTTGAAGTTCTTTATAATAGACTCTTGGCTTCCTTTGTAGTAAGTCCACATATCTCCTACAAATCCTTCAAGACGATTACCCATGAACATTGCCATGTTTTCTTCAGCCTTGTTTGGTATGAGACCCAACTTTTGATAAAACAGTTCTATAGATGACTTCCAAGGATTCAACCCTAAGATTGTCCCTACTTCTGAGGCACCAATACCTGAGCTACGATAGTTTATCCAACCTTCGTAATCCTCATCTTTGCTTATGTTAATTATCTTAAAACCCATTGTTCGAATTGTGCTGCAATTTTGATAACATCACTTGCATTGGCTGTACCTGCGCATTGTGCAGCAGCCTTTAAACAAGATTGACGAATGATTTGTGTGTCTTTACTATAAGAGTGTTCCATGTGAGGATACACATCTGGCTTCTTTGAGAAAGCGGTGGCCATTTCGGCTGCGAGGTTTTTGTTTTTTATCATTTTTTTAATTTTAAAAATAAGGGGAATCCGAAGACCCCCCATAATTCATTGATTTACAGTAAGTTACTAAAAGGGTAAGTCATTAAACTCATCTTCTTCTTCCACCATTGCAGGAGAAGGTTTTGATGTCTGAGCAACTTGAGTCACATCAGGAATCATAGATGGATTTAACAATTGAGAGTTCATCTCTTGTAACATATTAAAGTAAAATTTGTTACGAGCCTCACGGTCATAATCCACGACTTCGCCTTTCTTATTAAGGGTTACATCAACATCAGGTCTTCCTTGAGGATTGTCTTTTGTGTAAAACCACTTAACCATTTGGCTGTCTTGAATTAAGAATAAGCCTGCTCTCATTTTACCATCTACTTCTTTTTGGTTTGGAACCATACGAAGAGGACGGGTCAAATTAGCGTTTGGAATGATACTACAGAATGATTCAAAGTACTTGGAGTCTACGTCCATGTTGATGTAGTACGTTTCAGTACCATCTACAAATTGAACACTCAAAAATAGCTTGTCGATTCCAAGTAAGTTTTCAGTGCGAGTAGACATCTTAGTAATGTAACCTTCGATGTAGTCATAAATGTAGTAATACTTTTCTTCACCTTTTTTGTTCAAGATAGTTGTAGTACCTTCTTCTTTTGTTTTCGAGTAGCGGTAAAGTTTACCATTTCTCACGTTCAAATACGTTGCGTTAGTTTTAATACCTAGTGCCATGTTTTTAATTGTGTATGCAAATATAATCTATAATTTTTACTTTCCAAATCTTTTTCTAAAAATATTTTCAAGAGCCATCATATCAGTTTGTGAGGCTTCACTGATTACCAGTTTAGTCTCGACTTTATTCTCCGTAGTGTAGTGCTGTTCGAGTAGGCTCTGTTCAATATATTTGGGATACCCTGGCATAAGGCCAGTTTTAACACATTCAGCAAGTTGCGACTCGTCGAGAGAATTTGCATAAAAGCAGGTTCTAATAAACCTGTGCATCTTCTTCTTGGTTTCTTCGTTTTGTTGGTATAAGAATTTTTCATTGTTTCTTTTTACTTCTCTTCTTGACATAGACATATTGAGTAGGTTAAATTAATTTTTTTGCTTTTGGGGTCGGTGAATCGACTGTTGATTGGGTCTTTCTTATTCTCTGCTACTAACTGTGTTGCGAACTCAAGTGCTTTTTGTTTATCGCCTATTGCTAAAATTAACAATACGATATCACAGGCTAAGAATGCATTTCTCTCACTTGGGAAATCTGAAATCAATTTTCTCTTATAGTTGGAAACTGTATCTCTTATTTGTAAGTCGGTCTTGTTTATCATACGAGTACGCAAATATATAATGAAATATTGTACATTTGCAAGTTAGTGATAAAAATATTATAAGTTTGTCACGATTATTTGTAAATTTGTGACAATGAAGCAGAAATATGCCTATATTAAATGGGATTGTCCCTATCCTAAGAGAAAAGAGATAGAGACGCTTCAAGATTTAGATCTGAGCCTCAAGTTTAAAGATTACGCTTTCTTATCCGAAAGAGTTGGCTTATGTGAAGGGCTCATCAAGACAATCTTCAGAACCAAAAGTATCAAGTTTGAAAAGTACCTACCTTTGCTAAAGCAAGCAGTAAGAGAACAATTATTAAGAGATGTCTGTAACATATCGTAGGGAGAGGGATAAATTAGACGAGAGGCTTCGCGCGATCTACAAAATGGGTATGCCCAGAGCAATCGAGTCACAAAAGGTAGTAGAGGCTAAGAAATCATTCTTTTTTGAGAGTATGAATACATACATGAAGAATAAGATTGAGATATTTGTCAAAAACGTTGAATACCTAAAACTTAAACACGAGATGTCGGATTACAAAATGGGAGACTTCATTTTCAATCAGACAGGGATTAGCATTTACAAGACAACTGCCATTGGATTTTTAGTAGCACGCAAAAGAATCAACATTGACAAGTTACTATTTCACGCCGAGGCTGTGGCAATTTCATTTGATATTGACCCATTGGAATTAATCTCAACCGACATAGAATACGCAGATTCAAAAAACTTTGTAAAAAAGTTTTGGAAATAGAGAAATAGTACTATATTTGTAGCATACTTGTGGTCGGGGGTACAGACGTACGTGACAGCAGCGCAAGTATAATTACGCTTCTACTGTGGGAATCTATTAAAGAAGCAGCACCGGCACTAAGGACTGAGGTGTATGATAGACGGGGGGTATAGCCCTTGAAAGTTGAGTCCACGCATCGGCACCTATATGTTGACCATGTTCTCACGACGCTCATTCAAGTGTTGTTTATGAGAAGGTGATGACTGAGACACGCCATTTGTTGTTTCAGGAATTCACTCACTTTCTCATTCTACTATTCAAATGCATCCTTAACGATTGATAACAAATAGGGTATACCAAGATAAATAAATAAGGGGATACTATGTTCAAATCACAATACAATAAAAATTTGCATTCTTACAACTTTAGGCTTATATTTGTAATGTAGGCGATATGATATATTCTTTAAGAGAACAACCCAATCAATTCATTCCTGAAAATAAAAAAGACGAAATCTGGTATGCCGATTGCGTTAGATACGTAGCGTCTAAGTACAATACTCAAATGAATAACTTGGGATATCGCAATGAATCTTCATTCGATAAGCCCGTAGATGAGATGCTGAGAATGTTCTCATACTACTTAGGCAAACAAGAGAACAGGGATTATTATTACACAACTCAAGACCAAAGTAATTGCGAGCTGCCTACAGTTTGGATTAATGGTCAAAAGTTGACTTCAATGATTGACTTTATGTTGGGTAATGCTATCAAGATGATTGAGAACATCGAACCTTCAGTTCGTGCTACAGCTAAAGCAGTTGTCAACAGAAAAACACAAAAACTTGAATTGGCTCTATTAAAATTAGAGTTGAGTGGTATTTTCAGTGAGTTAGAAAAGAGTGGTATCTTCTTTACTCCAACTGGTTCAAAGGAATTTGAAACACCAGAGGAGACAATGAAGTATATGCAATTCGACTATAAGGAAAGAGGAGAAGAGATTGCTTATCGTTTGGCTACTGATATCTTATATCGTAACCGCTTTATTGATAAATATAAACAGGCTTTCTTTTATACCCTACTCGGAGGAGTTGTTGGTATTGAAAACAAGGTAGTTAACAAAAAACAAGTCAAAGATATTATCCTTCCCTACAATTTAATTTGGGATAATTCATTTGATGATGATTTAAATACAAAGGCTCGTTTTACTGGTAAAGTAGATTGGTTGACACCTGGTGAAATACTCTCTAACCCCTATATGGTTCAGCAACTTACAACTGACCAAATCAATGAGATTAAGACTATCAATACCCAAAATATTGATAAGTTGTTGGGTGAAGATAATATTACTACCAATAAATTAAAATGGTATTATAATACTAACGGGGTACCTTCTTTAGCTGCTGTAACTACTTACTGGATAGGCTATAAAGAACTACGTTACGAGAAGACTAAAGATAAGTTTGGAAATACACACTACGCTAAAATGCGTGGCAAACAACCTTCTACCTATTGGACTAAAACAGTTTACAAAGGAACGTTGATTGCAAATAAGTACTTGGTTGAGTACGGAGAACAACCCAATATCGTTAGAAAGGCTGATGATATGAATGAGGTTGACTTACCGATTTCAGTGTTTATCCCTAATATGGTTATGGGAGAGTCTCGTTCTATTGCGTCTCGTCTACACAAACACCAAGATAGAATTGACTTCTTAACCAATGAGATTACCAAAATGATTACTCGCTCTAAGGGTAAGGTATTTGTTTTGAACAAACATAAGTTGGGAACTGCCACTGCACAAGATGTATTGAATGATTTCGAAAGAATGGGCATTCACATTACAGACGGAGCAGCATCGGGGGAAGATTACAACTCAGGCGATAACAACAGGATTGTTGAAGTTGTCGATATGACACTTGACCCTAACATTAATCAGTTGTTGAACTTGAAGAATGAGGAAGAGAGAATAATGGAAGAGATTGTTAACGTACCAAAGGCAGCGATGGGACAACAGTCTGGATACTTGGGTGCAAAAACTCAAGCCGGTACTATTGCCCAATCTAACTTAGGAACTGCTTATTTATATCAAGGCTTCATTCACTTTATTGAAAAAGACTTGCAGTATGCTTTGAATCAGTATAAGATTTCTCTTCTGGCTAATAAGGATGAGGATATTCCAGTTATCGGAGACCGGGGACTTGAATATTTGCAGTTGACTGAAGATTTCAAGTTTGAAGATTTCGCCATTTACATTAAGGTTCGTGACTTCATTGACGAGGCTGCTAAAGAAAGGTTGATGATGATTGCACAGGCTGCAATGCAGAACCAACTGATTGATATGATGGACTTCTTGAAAATTGAAACTGCCAAGACATATAGCGAACTGATGAATCAGATTGAGTACGCTATGAATAAGAAGCAGCGTAAAGCGGAAGAACAACAACAAATGCAGATGATGCAACAACAGGCAATGGCAGAACAACAAATGCAAATGCAACAACAGCAAATGCAAATGAAGGAAGAAGGACAGAACTATAGAACAGGAGTTAAGGCTGCTGTAGATATGGAAAAATCAGGAGGTGCTCCACAGCAAGCTGCCGCAGCGGGAGAACAAGTTGCTACTGAAGCCCCTGCTCCTACTGCTCCTACTGCTCCTGCTCAATAATTTGTTAATTTAAAAATAAAGAACTAATTTCGAACACTATATGTACGATCAACTTGTAAAAGAAATTGAAGCAAACGATAAAAAGATTGCTTTAGAGAATCCAACACCAGTACCAACACCAGCAGAACCAGTGGCTGAACCCACCCCTGCTGTTGAACCAGTGGCTGAACCCACCCCTGCTGCAGAACCTAATTCTACCGAACCTGCCTCAAAGGCGTGGTACGAAGATGATGACTCTGCTTCACCAGAACCAAAAACCAACGATGCCCCAAGTCCTCAAACATTAGTTGAAGACGAAGATGAGGATATCGCATTGATTAAAGAGTTTAAAAAACAAGGCAAGACTCTAAAAGAGTTCGTAGAACAATACCGAGTTGAAGATGTTAGTAAATTCACTGACACTCAAATTATCGAAAAGGCTCTCAAAGAACTTGAGGGTTTTGAAGGTGATGAATTCGAACAAGCTATGAGCGAAGTCGAAACAATGCCCCTATTCCAAAAGAAAAAATTGATTCAAGAGTATAGAGCGAAGTACAATGAAATGAACCAAGAGAAGTTGAAACAACTTTCTTCGAGTTCAAATAAAACATCGGAAAAGCAATCGGAACTTATGAATCGTTTCCAGACTGAATTGACTCAAACAGCAGAGTCTATGAAAGGCCAAGAGAAATATGGACTAAAAATTACAGACGAAATGTCAAGTAAGATTAGTAAATTTATTTCCGATGAAATTTCATTAACTCGAAGAGATGGCTCAATGGATGTCGACTTTTTAGTTGATGTTGCTATGTGGAGGCTGTACGGCAAAGATGTCGTTAAAGCCAATGTCACAAAAGCAAAAAATGAGGGAAGGGAAGAAATGTTGCGTGCAACAACTAATCCTTCTACTGGAATGTCAAATTCAAATTCAAATCCGTCATTTGGTGGAACTGAAGTTGAAGATGCATTCAACGCGTACTTAAACAAAAAATAAAAAAACTAAACAATGGCAAGTCCAACTACCACCCTTGATATATCAAAGAGTTTGTTACTCAAGGGACTTTCATTGCCTAACAAAATGGCAATGGTTTATGCTCAAGATTATGGGTATAACGTTTTGACTCAGTTGACCTCTAAATTAGGTCCTTCTATTTCTACCAACCAACCGAAGATAGAAATTAGCGCACTGGGTAATCTTTCTGTATTTTCATCTGTTACAGCAGTTGCTGCTGGCGGTGGAACTGGAGAAATCTTGGTTACAGTTAACAACGCTGAAAACTTCCGCGCTGGTGACATCATCGCTGATGCTAACTTGGCTCAGGGTATCGTAATCGAAAAAACTACTACTTCTAACCAATTGCGTGTTAAGAGTGTAACTACTACTTTGAGTTCTTCTTTGCACTTCCAAGTAGGTCACGTTGCTAAAGTATTCTTCGATGCTTCTGCTAACCGTTTGAGTTATGGTAAATCTACTTTGAACGCTGTTCCTAGCACTGACTTCACTTACACTTCTGTAAGTCGTGAAAGTTCTACACAGGCTCGTCGTGATCGTACCGCCTCTTTCGTTAAGTGGCAGGGAGATTTCTGGTATCGTTCTTATGATGATATCACTTTGCGTCGTTTCGCAAAAACTTTGGAGTACAAATATGCTTTCTCTGAGCGTGGTATTTTCTACGGTCCTCAAGGTGAAACTTACGGTACTGCTGGTTTGCGTTGGTCTATCATCAACAACGGAGGTACTTACCTACCTTTGACTACTGAATTGACTCAGTCTGTATTCAATGATTTCTTGGAAACATTGGTACGTAAAACTGCTGACAATGGTCGTAAAATGGTTGCGATGATGGGTTCTGCTGCTATGGCTCGTTTGCAAACTATCTTGGGTGACTACATCAAATATGCTGGTAATACCAACACTTTCGGTGGAGTATCTGTAGACGGTTTGAATGTTATGACCTATGCTTACGCTGGTATCTCTATTGATTTCGTACGTTGGGCATTGCTTGATGACGAGATGTTCCGTGCTGACTTGAGTTCTGTAACTGGTAAGCCTAAGCAATCGCATTCTATCTACTTTATTGATATGACTCCATTGCCTGCAGCTGACGGAAGCGGTTCTATGGGTGCATTGCAGAAGTACCACTTCAACAATGATGAGATGATTGCTAACTACGTTCCTGGTATGATTGGATTGGAAGACTCTACTCCTTCTTCTATCAAGGCTACTGTAGCTGGTTCTCAGATCGTTTCTTTGGGTACTAACGATGTTGACGGTGTTGACTTCCACGTTCTTTCTGATTGTGGATTGTATTGCGCTGCTGACCGTATGGGATTGATTGAATTAACCCTCTAACTTTAAGGAGAAATAAAAAATGGAAAATATCGCATTATTCGCTGGAAGCAGCACCGCAACTGTTGACGGAGGTAAATTGTACCTAAGTGACAGTTACTTAAATTGTTACACACCTTTGGAAATCACTTTTTTGAGTGGCTTCACAAAGAGAGCTGGTACTTTGGGTACTTCACGTGTAATCACTGTTACGCCAGTTGCTGGAAACAACACTGAATACAAATTGCAATTGACCGCAATGAAAAATGAAATCACTAGTCCTTTTGGTCCAAGTGTTGTAAACTCTTTGTTTGTTTTCACATCTGATGCTTCTGGAAGTGTTTCTGAAGCTGTTGATGGTCTTTGCGCTGCAATTGTACCTGGTTTGCCTGCTGCTACAAACAGTGGTTCAGCTAATGGTTTCACTGTAACTAAAACTGGTGCTTCTGGTTCTCGTACTGCATTTACAATCACAACTGTAAATACTGCAGAATTCGATTTCAGCGGTCAGTCTTTGGTAGGTAGCTTGATCGCAGTTGTTAACACAACTACTGCTTACGTAGCTCCTGTAGGTGTTGGTGCAACTTTAGCATTGATGGGCGTACCTGGCGCAACTGCCGGTATACTTTACACTGTTTATAACAGCTTTGTTTCAAAGCCTAAATTAACTGGCGGTGTAGCTCCTGGTATCGACAACGTTCCTGTTAGCTTGTACTTCGCTGCTGGTTCTTCTGGTATCACTGCAATGGATGCATTTATCGCTGCTCCATTCTCTAGCCCTGCTACTTACAATTTGTAATTAGCATTCTAACAAAAAAGGGGGAGATGTAAAAGTCTTCCCCTTTCTTTTTAATATAAAATAAACTATATTCGCACTATGATTCGTAAACTATTGATTCAGGCCCTTGTTCCAAAAGGAAGCGCCACGCTTGTCGGAAACTATTACGACAAAAAAACTAGAAAGAATTTATATCTCGTAGACGGAGGCAAAAGAGTTTGCACCGAAACTGACTACGACGATGACAAAATTCACAATATTCTTATTTCTGATGGTCAAGTACATACTCACGAGTATGACGATGCTATCAAATCAGAATTGGCTATTGTTGAATTCTTCAAAAACCACCCTCTGTGCAGAACAGTAGGTAGCACTAATCCAAACTTGGTAAACGCATTGTTTACTATTATTATTCATCACGAAGTTGTTGAAAAAGATATCTTTGAACTTGATAGAAATCTTGACATTGCCCTTGAAACTTTGAAACTTTCATTTGAAGAGAAGTACGACTTGGCATTTGCTCTTGGTATTGATCCTAGAGGAATGACTCACAAAGATTTAGTTATCGCGTTAGTTGGTCCTAACTTGTTGGGTAAGGCAATCGTTGAACACGAATCATTTGACCTTTATATGAGAGGTGTTGAAAGTGACCGTAAGGCAAAAGTATACACTAACAAGGCAATCCTATCTGGTATCATTCCGTTTAGCGATGGTTACTATCGTGTTGCCGGACGTACACTTGGAACAACTCAGAGAGATGTTGTTGACTTGTGTTTGACAGACAAAGACTTCTTCTATTCTTACATCGTACCTGAAGTAGACAAGTTGAACGCTGCGCCATCCGCAAAGCAAGACGACTACAAGCCAACTAAAGATTTCAACAAACTCGAAGGCATTCCAAAAACTGTTGACGAAACATTTAGAGAAATCAAAAAACAAGGACGAGGGAAGAAAGATGCTCTCATCTCTGACATGATCGAATCAGAATAAATTAAACACTAGAGACCCCGAAAGGGGTCTTTTACTTATGATAAGAAGAAGCGAAAAAAAGATTCCCGTTAAGGGAGCACCCGAACCTAAACCATTGAAACAACAGTGCTTGGGTTGCGGAAAGATTAAAGCGATTTCAAACAAGACTAGGAAGCTGTGTGCAAGTTGCGTAGCACTAGAACGTAAGGAAAAACAAAAGGTTCGCAAGGAGAACGAGAAGAAAAAGAAAGCCGAGTCAATATCAACACTTACCAAAAAGTTAGATAGGGTATTCTCAGTTTATGTACGACTTCTAAACTCTGATGATCAAGGCAATGTGAAATGCTTTACTTGCGATAGAGTAGAGTATTGGAGGAAGATACAGAACGGACACTTTCAGTCAAGGCGTTATTATTCTACAAGGTTTGAGCCTCAGAACTGCCAACCTCAATGTTATGGCTGTAACATAGGATTAAGCGGAGCACAATACATATTCGGAGTCAATCTAGATAAAAAGTACACCGAAGGAACAGCAGATAGTATGGTTAGGTTATCCAAAGAAGTAAAAAAGTTTACAGCATACGAAATGATGGAGCTAATAGATACCTACGAAAATCACGTTATGAAACTCCGTAAGGACAAGGACCTTTGGGATTAATAACAATATTCGTTATATTTGTATAGATGACAGGTGCAGAATTCTATACCATACTACAACAAAAGATAGATAAAGCCTACTCTGCGTATATTGATACAACAAAGGCTGATCGACTCATACGTGAAACAATTTATCGTTTGGTTGAAAAGCTATACAGTGGTTTAATTACCCAAAAAGAAACAGACGAACTCTGGAGTATGATTGCAAAAGAACAGGCGGTAGTTACTGCTGGTGCTCTTGCTATTTCAAGTTTAACAAACTACTCTCATCTATTCTCGATGAAGTTTGTTTACAAAGACCAAATCACAGGATTTACATATTCAAATGGCGTATTTACAAAAGCAGGACACA